TCAATATCAACAAATGATTATAATACATTTTTAGGTCATAACGCTGGTAGGTTTTATGGTCACAACTCAGCTTCAAAAAATACTGCTATAGGTTATCAATCTATGTATGTAGGTGGAAATGCATCTACAAATTCTGCTAGTAATAATACAGCGGTTGGTTATCAAAGTTTATTTTTGGTTACTACTGGCACTAATAATGTAGCAGTTGGATATCAAGCTGGGTATAGTTCAGATGAAAATGGTAGTAATGTTTTTATTGGATATCTTGCTGGATTTGAAGCGGATTCCGACAACATATCATCAATTAATAATGTCTATATTGGACATTCAGCAGGTCAATTTTTAGATGATGGTCAAAATAATGTAGCAATAGGTTTTAATGCAATGCAATCTAATAGTGATGGTGCTGTTAATGTGGTTAATGCTTGTATTGCTATTGGAAGAAATGCTATGGCTGGTAGTGATACAAATGAAGGTTCTATTAGTATTGGGCATTTTGCTGGTGACCACGCAGATACTGATATAGACAACGCAGTAATAATTGGTAGAGAAGCTGGAAGAGGAGCTTTAACAAGTGGAGCAGATGGTACAGTCGGAATTGGTTATCAAGCTCTTAATGCTCTTACTTCAGGAACAAAAACTACCGCTATTGGATATGGTGCTGGAAAAGCATTAACTGATTGTAATAATAATACGCTTCTTGGTTATGAAACATTGATGACAGCAGATAGTGGAGAGGCTAATAATGTTGTCGTAGGAGCATCAGCAGGAAGATTAATAAATAATTCATCGTCTGATAATAATATTATCATAGGATTTGAAGCTGGAAGTGGCGGAACTGGAGCAATGGCTGGTTGTGTTGCGATAGGCAGAGATGCAATGAAAACTACTGGTTCAAATGCCCAAACTGGTACAATAGCGATTGGGCACGAGGCTCTTACTGCTTTGACATTGGGTGCTCAAAATACTGCGGTGGGATTTGAAGCTGGAAAATCTTTAAATACTGGAGGGTATAATACTTTTCTTGGCTATGAAGCTGGAGAAAATGTGACAGATAGACTATACAATGTTGCTATAGGCACACAAGCAATGAGGTCTGGTGGTGCAAATAGTATGATTGCCATTGGTTATGGTGCATTAGATGCAACAAATAATACAGGTGCTTTAGGTTCAATTGGTATCGGTCACGCTGCTTTAGGTGGTTTAACTTCGGGTGGTGGTAATTTAGCGATTGGTTATTCTGCTGGTGCAACTATAAGTACTGCATCATTTAATACTTATGTCGGATACGAATCAGGTGTAGGAGATGGAACACAGCACTCAAGAAATACTGGATTTGGTTATCAAACATTAAAATCAGCTACTTCAGGAGAAAATAATACTGCTATTGGATGTTCATCTCTTACTGCTTTGACAACTGGAAGTAGTAATGTTGCTATTGGACATCAAGCGGGAGATGCAATTACAAGTGGTAGTGAAAATACTTTAATTGGAAATGAAGCCGATGTAGATAGTGCTACTGATTCTTATCAAGTAAAAATTGGTTCTTACGGAATTAAAAAGTTTAAAACTGCTAGGGTAACATTAAGTTCATTTTCATCTGGTAATAATACTAACGGTAAAATTTATTCTAATGGAGCATTATTTACTATACCAGCTTATTCATTTGTAAAGCGAGTAGTAGTAAAAATAATAACTTTAAGTAGTAATGCAGATGCTCTACTTGCAATAGGTTCTTCAGCTACACTTGACTCTGCTGTAGGTGATTCAATAAGTAGTGCTACTTACTACGTAAGACATTCAAGTTTAGGAACTGGTTATTCATCAAGAAGTCAAGCATCAACAGGAGCAGATGTTGGAGTAAATGTTGGAGATAATGCAAATTCAAATAGTGTAGTAGGAATGACATTTATAGGAGCTATTGATGATAATAATGCTGGAGGTTGGTTATCAGCAGAACACGCTTTTTATGTAGTTCACGCTGGTAGTAATACTAATTCAGACCCAAGCACAGACCCAGTAATAGATGTATTAGTAGAGTATTATTAAATTTTAACTAACAAACAAAGGAGCTAAATAATGGCTAAAAAAGAAAAAGAACAAAAGCCTGTTTTAACTTTCGATGACAAAGAGTACGTAATCGAGGATATGACAGATGAACAAAAAGCACTTCTTAACCACATTAATGACTTACAAAATAAGATGAACTCTATGCAGTTTAACTTAGACCAAGTAAGTGTTGGTAAAGATGCGTTCATAGAAAAACTTCGTGAGGCTCTTGTTGAAGATAAAGAAAAGGAAGCTGAATCGTAAGCTATGATTATAAGGAAGAGTAGTCAAGGTCATCGAATTAGGTTACATCGTAACACAACTCCTAATGCTGTACGTACTAAAACGTATGCAGACGGAACTGTAGAAACCTTGACTTACCCTTCTCGTTATAATTACTTTGTTGAAGTAGATGGTGAAGTTGTAAAACGCTCTAATAGTTTTGAAACAATAGAAGAATACTACGTAGATGAATGTGCTAAATTATATGATAATGGACACGGAAGATTAATAGCAGGTAAGCATCAAGTAATAGGTGGTATTGCTACGTTACAATCTGAGTTTCCTGATGAATTAAATACTAAAGCAGAAATAAAAGCTTGGTATGATTTACGTAGTATTAGTTATAGTGATAGTGAAACTAAAGCAGAATTACTATCTAGAATTGTAGAAAATTTTAATGCAAAACATATAAAGAAATAATATGAAAAATCCCTTAGCAACATTTTACGGATGGCAAGTTAGTTCAGGTGCATTAGATGGATGGACATCTTATCATATAGCAGCTGGTGCTTTTTTATGCAAAGTATTTCAATGGATGAATTGGTCTGATTTCTGGTGTGTAATGGGAGTTTTTATTATTGGTGTACTTTGGGAAATATTTGAATGGATTGTAGAAAATTGGCGACCATATGGAACTAAAAATAAATGGATGATAAATACATTATCTGATTTATTTGTTGAAACTGCTATGGCTTGGTGGATGGTAATATGAACGAAGATTGGAAAGATTACGTAAGTATAATATTATTTTTAATAATTGTTCTTGGTGGATTAGTAATTCTTGGTAGCTGTGATAGTGGGTGGTCTGTTGCTGGTTATGAGGTATGAGTAATGCCAAACCTAAAACGGCAAGGTCATATCGTGGAGCTATGGTCGATGACAACGCTATTATATCTATCAATATTAAGTGGCTTGTTCAGTCAGTTGTGGTTATCGCTGGACTTGTTTATTCGTACGTACAAGTTGAAAATAGAATTAAAGAACTTGAACGAAGAGTGGAACTCGCTGATACTAACATTGAAGAACTTGTCAATAAACATATAGCAGAAGAAGAAATAAAAATAAGTAAAATGCAAGAACAATTAGAATGGTACGAAACAGAATTAAATTTAAACCCTTTAAGTTGGGGAAAGAAAAAAAAGAGAAAAAAATAATCTTAACAGAAGATGATTTTAATCATAACTATTTTATGAATCGTGAAACAAGAAGAAAGAGATAATGAATTTTTTAGAAGTTTACAGCGAAGCGGGTATGATAGGTGTCGTAGGGGCTTTATTAGTGTTTATGGTTTACTCTATGAACAAAAGAGGGTCTGCGCAGGAAGAAAGTTTAAGAGACTTGAAAACAGAAAATAGAGGACAGAGTGAAACACTTGAAAATATGGAGAGTATGGTTATTAAACTTATTAGCCGTTGGAATCAGAGTGACGACAAGTTGGACAGAAAGTTTGATTCACTTACGAAGGAAATTAATGATTTGGATAATCAAATATCGGAAATAAAAGGAGTGATAAGTAGATTAAATGGCAAACACTAAGAAAAAAAAACGTGACCCAAAACTTGTACGTGCTGGTGTATCAGGTTATAATAAACCTAAACGTACACCTAGTCATCCCAAGAAGTCACACGTAGTAGTAGCTAAAGTAGGAGACAAAACAAAACTAATACGTTTTGGTCAGCAAGGAGTACGTGGTGCTGGTAAAAATCCTAAATCAAAAAAAGATAAAGCAAGACGTAAATCGTATTATGCTAGACATAATGCACAAGACCGCAACCCTAGCAAACTGTCAGCTAGGTATTGGTCACATAAAGTTAAATGGTAGGAGATAATATGCCGGGTAAAAAATATAGTAAGAAACAAAAAAAAATAGCTAGAGTTGCACCTCCACGTAATAAAATTACTGGTGCTGATTTTAGAAAATTAAAAAAACGTAAGAAGAGAAAGAAAAAATAATGGCAATGAAAAAAGTAAAAGCACCTGTTGGTTTTCATTGGATGAAGTCTGGTAGAAGTTTTAAATTAATGAAAAATCCTAAAGGTGGATATAAACCACATAAAGGTGCTAGTTTAATGGCATCATTTAAAGTACAAAAAATACATAAAAAAAAGTAATGGCTAAGAAAGTAAGTTGGATGTGGGGTGGTAAAAAACATTACGGCACATTAATAAGAGAAACTAAAACACATAAATTTGCTAGAACAAAAAATGGTAAGGTTAAAAAAATAAAAAAGTAATGGCTAGAAAATTTAAAAAAGTTTCTAAAACAAAACGTGGAGTTCCAAAAAAATACGTAAAAGGTTCTAAAAATAAACGTAAAACTGAATCAGAAATAATTAGGACTAGAAAATTGTACAAAGCTGGTAAATTAACACCAGCTATGATGGATAAAATATCAAAGCAAAGGAGTAAAAGTGCCAAGAAAAAGAGTCGCAAAAAGAAAACCAGCAAGAAAAAAGTCAGGCGGAGGTAAAGCTGCCGTACTATCTAAGTATTCTAAAAGTTCTGGTATATCAAAATCTACGTTATCAAAAGTATATCAACGTGGATTAGGAGCTTACTACTCAAGTGGTTCTAGACCGGGTGTATCTGCTCATCAATGGGCAGCAGGACGTGTACGTAGTTTTGCAACAGGTAAAGGTGGTGCTAGAAAAGCAGATAAAGATTTAATAAGAGGTGGTAAGAAAAAAACCACTAGAAGAAAAAAGAAAAAGTGAAACTAAATACAAATATATCTATTGAAAATATTGTAACGATTATTACGTTAATATGTTCCGTAATACTTGCTTTTGGTTTTATGCAATATGATATAGATGCAATACGTAAAGAATTAGAAAGTAAAGCAAACGTAAGAGAAGTAGTTGCTGATAGAGAATTGATAGCTTATAAGCTTGATGTAATAATGCAAGACATTGCAGAAATAAAACAAACACTAAAGGAGAAAAAATAATGAGTTTAAAATTAATAGCTTTACAATTAGCTGAAAAACAAGCAGAAGAACTTGGTAAGAAAGCTGTTGAATGGGTTCAATCTGAAGAATTTCAAGAAGATTTAGCCAGTAAAATAAATAAAAAAATTGATATACCTTTTGTATCTGAAGATAAAGAACAGATATTTTTTGAAAAGTGTGTTGATTTAGTTGCTGACGTTATTGAAGGATTGTTTGAAAGTAAGTAATGTATAAATTTGGCAAAAGGTCTAAACAAAGATTAAAAGGTGTTGATGCTAAACTTGTAAATGTGCTTAACGAACTTATTAAAATAATGGACGTAACAATTATTGAAGGTTTACGTACACAAGAAAGACAAAATAAATTAGTAAAACAAGGTGCTAGTAAAACAAAATTTTCTAAACACATATTAGGTAAAGCTGTAGACGTAGCACCTTATCCTATTGACTGGAAAGATAGAGATAGATTTCATTATATGGGTGGAATGATACGTGGCATTGCCAAGCAACTTAATGTACCTGTTCGCTGGGGCGGAGACTGGGATAGCGATGGTGAAACTAAAGATAATGGTTTTGATGATTTAGTCCACGTAGAAATAAAAGGATAACGTAATGCCAAAACAAAAATTAATTATACGTGATTTTTCAGGTGGTATGAATACAAAACGTGACCCTAGAGATATAGCTGAAAATGAATCTAGTTATATGAATAACTTTTCTATTGATGCTATTGGTAAACTTAAAACTGCTGGTGGATTTTACAATCATATAGAATCGAATGATGGTTCTACTGATTTAATAGAATATATATCTAATACTAATGTTAATTTAAAAGATTTTAGTGATGCAACTATTAACGCTGGTGGCTTTGGTGCTTTTTATTTTGAATCAGACCACGGATTAAGTAATGCACAAACAATAACAGAAACTAAATCTGGAACTGCTTTAGCTATTGGCACTAGCAATGGTGAAATAAGTTTTAATAAAGTATCTACAAAAGAAGATGCGCCTCCATATATTCCTGTAACAAGTACTGAGTAATTATGGCTATACCTAAAAAACAATATATGAAACTGACAGGTGGTACTAGTCAATCTAATAGCACTATATATACATCTGATGGCAGTAATACTCAAAACAAAATAAAAATTGGAGATACGTTAAAGATTAGTGGTACTGCTAGTAATAACGGAATATTTACAGTTTCTTCTATTGTTGTTGAAAGTAGTGATGTTTATTATGTATTAAAAGGTAGAGAAATTACAAATGAAAACTCTTCCGGAAGTACAGACCCACAAATAGAAGTTATTAGACCTACAGGAGATAAACTTTGTGCAATAGCTGGTGGTGGTACAGGTGGCGGTATAAAAGTTTGGTCTACTAATGATACTACAGACCCATCAAGTAGAAATAGTGGGTGGACTACTGATGCTATACAACCTAGTATTGGAGTAAAAGGTTTACCTGCAAAGTATATATATTTTTTTATTGATAATGCATTACGTAGTTGCAATATAAACCCACAAGCAGAAGCATTAATTAAATGGTTTGGATTTATACAACGTGACCAGTTTGGTAATGCTGATGATAATAGTATTACTGCAAAATTTTCAGAGTGGCAAGAACATCCTAATACGTTATCTCCTCCAAAAACTACGGGAGAGTATACATTTGCTTACGCAACAACAAATTTTACAGCATCTACTGATACAAATTATTATGAAAGCAGTAATAATCGTGGTGTAGCTATTGCTAAAAAAAATAGTACTAGTAATTTAAGATTAAATCATACTGCTGGTTCTGTTAGTGATTTTTTAAAGTTTGAAGATACTGGAGGAACTGAAGTATTAGACCAATCAACTGTAGGTGAAGTTATTACTATAGCAACTGCATTAGGAGCTGTTCCTAATGAATATTTATTTTGTACAAAACCAGCAGGTTCTAATGGTACAGGTAATACTTATCAAAGAAGTTACGGTGGAGTCCTTATTGGTACTGCACCTGATAGTTTACAAGACGAAGACACTCCAATATTAGAAAGAGGTTTAGGTTGGAACATTGCTGTAGATGATGGGTCATCTGATGGAGATTGGTTAGCAGATACGTATGAGTTTTATCAAACATTTGTATATGATGGTAATCAGGAATCATTACCAGTTCAAATGGGTAATGGTGCATCTACTATTGCTACGTTTGAACATACAGCATCTGGTGGTAAATCATTACGTGTTGCTGTATATGCTGACGTAGTTTATAGTGGTAGAATATCTGGTGGTAGAATATACATAAGACGCGCTAAGTCAGATGATGAACTTACGTTATTATTAGACATAGATATAGTTCAAGGTGTTAGAAGTTCTCTTACGGGAGATTTTTCTACTTGGTCTTATCAAGCTGGTAAAGGTTTTTATTTTACTCCAGATGCAGCTGGTAACTGTAAAGAACCAAATATAGATACGTATACAACTATAAATGGTTTTTCTAATCAAACAAAATTTATATCTATTGGTAAAACAAATGAATTATATAAAGATGCAGTTGTTGCAAATAGAAGAACTTTTATTGTAAACGTAAGAACATCTGGATATACAGGAGAATTAGAAACATTTGGCGATAGGTTAATGTTTAGTGAGATAAATAGATTTGATACATTTTTAGAAAATAATTTTATTGATGTATCTAAAGGAGATTATGGAGAATACGTAGCAATAAAAACATTTGCTGATAGACTTATTGCGTACAAACATAATCTTGTACATATAATAAATATAGCTAGTCCTAATCCTGCTAATTGGTATTTAGAAGATACATTACGTTATGGTGGTATTAATTTTAAATATAGTGCTACAAATACTAAGTATGGTATAGCGTGGGTATCAGACACAGGATGTTATTTATATGATGGAAATAAAGTTAATAACTTAATTGAAAGAAAGTTAGGAGTTAATGAAGAAACAAGTGAAGAAAATGCTATAATAAAATGGGCTGATTTTGTAAATGGTTCTGCAAATATAAAAGATGCTATGATAGGATATGAGGCTATGAGCAATTCACTAATAATAGTACGTAGTCCATCTGATAGCAGTACTGTTAGTAATGAAGGTTACGTATATGA